CCATTATTGAGATTGAGAAGAAAGAATCTACCGCTATTGTTAAGCGTCCAGGATTATTAACTTATCAAACACCCCCTTCTACAGGAGCAGGACTTGGTATATTTGCCGCTGGTAGCCACCTACTTAGCATTGTTGGAACTACGCTATACGATAACAATGTGGCAAAAGGAACTGTGGACGGCACAGATGAATATGATTTCATCTATTCTGTCGACCAAACAGTAGTATTTCTAAAAAATGAAACAAAGGGTTATGTCTATACTTTATCAACAGGCACCCTTTTAGACCTTTCAGGCACCATAACAACGCAAGGTGGTACGACTGTTAATGGTAGTCCTACAGTAACATTATCTACAACCAATTCTGCAATTCAAGTTGGTCAGATTGTAACTGGCACAGGAATACCTGTTGGTACATATGTTTTAACTGTATTTGGAACCGCTTTAACTTTAAGTCAAAATGCTACAGCTTCTGGAACCGTTACTCTTACCTTTACTACCTCTTATCCTAGTGCTACTGTCTCAGGTGCGGTGTTCGTTGACGGATACTATGTCGTCGGAACGCCCGAAGGACTCCTCTACAACTCAAACGTAGAAGACCCTACCACTTGGCAGGCAATTAACTATGTAGGAGTGGTATCAGACGCTGACCCATTAATTGCTATAGGTCGTACCATTAACTACATCGTTACCTTTGGCTCACACCATATGGAATTCTTCTATGATGCAGGAACTAGCCCAGGTAGCCCATTTTTACCCTATCAGAACTCGGTTATTCAGTTTGGCGCAGCAGCAGAAGATTCCCTAGTCGAAATGGACAATACTCTGATTTGGATGGGTACAAGCAAACAAAAGGGATTCCAAGTTATTGCGTTATCAGGGCAATCCCCACAGATTATCTCTAACCAATACATTGAACGTATCCTTAATAACTGCAATCCTGACTATGCTTATGCATTTAGCATTAAGACATCAGGACATTCCCTATACGTATTAACCCTTAGAGACTTAGGGTATACCCTAGTATATGACTTTGCACAAACTGGTTGGACATATTGGACTACTACTGAGAATAACGTAGAGGGATATTTCCGTGGTCAGTTTTACACCAAATATAACGATTTAGACCTATTACAGCACGATGCTACAGGCGTTGTTTACCAGTTTGACCCTAATACCTATGAAGACTATGACAATCCTATACAGGTATTCTGTAGGACTCCTTTAGTAGACGGTGGAACAAACATTCGTAAATTTTGGTATGAAGTCCAAGTCGTTGGAGACAAGATTGATTCTTATGCCTTATTGAGATATACCAGTGATGACTACCAAACCTTTTCTGCATGGCAAGACGTTAATCTCAATACCACTAAATCCCAAGTCCATAGATTAGGACAAGGACGTAGACGTGCTTTTGACCTACTCCATGCAGATAATGTTCCGTTGCGGTTAGAATACTTTGAAGTAGATGTCGAACAGGGGGATTCGTGAAATTAAGTGGACAACCTTTAAATGATGCCTATAAACATAGGGCGACAAAAGGTTTTATAAAACTAGCCGAAAATATTGATGTTTCAGATATAATTAACGAAGTAAATAATAATCCTGATTTATGGGACAAGCATCCATATCGACGGATTGCCCCAAATAGCCCACACAAAGAAATGACGGATATTTGGATTAGAACCAATACATTAGAAAGCGTAGGTAAAAATTGGGCAGAAGTACATTATCCAATTTGGTACGAAGCGGCAGAAAAATTACCTGCAATTAAAGATTTCTGTTTTGATTTAATGTATTGGCTCAAAGGTGAAGCTCTTGGTCATGTAATGATTACTAAGATACCATCAGGCAGCAAAATAGATAGGCATAAAGATTTAGCATGGCACGCTCAATTCTTTGATAAGTTTTACTTACAGTTACAAGGTGCAGAAGGTCAAACATTTAGTACAGATGACCACGAATTTACATCTAAAACTGGAGACTTATATTGGTTAAATAATCAAAGAGACCATTGGGTAATCAATAATAGCGATGTAGATAGAATGACGTTAATTGTTTGTGTAAAGATAGAACATGATTGATTTACAAATAGAACATTTTTTTATTGGTGGAACATACGCAAAACGTATGATATTTCCCAAAGGAACAATCATTCCTTCTCACAAACACGTTTTTGACCATATGAGTATTTTAGCTCAAGGTAAAGCAATTGTTGATGTTGACGGAACTAAAACTGTTTATGATGCCCCTGCTGTAATTGAAATTAGAAAAAACACAATACATACCGTTACTGCATTAGAAAGATGTCATTGGTATTGTATTCATGCAACAGAAATCACCAATCCCGATAAGATTGATGAAACATTGATTTTGGAGAAAAAAAATGCCATTTGACGTACTCGCCATAGGAGAAGGCGCAGCAGATTTATTTGGTGGAGCAGCCGCAGCAGATGCAGGAATAGCAGCAGGCGCAGAACTAGCAGGTGGATTTACAGCAGCAGACATTGCTGCAGGTACTGTTAGCGTTAGCGATGCTTTAGCAGCAGGTGCAACTGCAGGAGACTTGCTTTCAGCAGGAGTCCCAGTTGGTGATTTACTTGCGGCTGGCATACCTGTTTCAGATTTAACTGCCGCAGGTGCTACCGCAGAGCAAATAGCTTCTGCAACTCCATACTTAGAATCAGCAGCAGAAGGTGGCATTCCTGATTGGGCAAGTGCCAATGCACAAGCAGCAGCACAAGAAGCTGCACAAACAGGTGCTTACAATATTCCATCAACTTCTCCAACAAGTTTGGCTCAACTTTTGGGGTATGCCAAATCAGGTGCTCAATTAATAGGCGGTATTGGTCAATTAGCAGGTGGTGTTGGTGCTATGCAAGCAGGACAAGCTGCAGGTAAATTAGCAGGACAAGCTGACCCATATGCTGCATATCGTTCACAAGCCGCAGCGCAACTTCAAAACTTGTTAATGAATCCTAGCACTATCACAACAACTCCAGGATACCAATTTAATTTACAACAAGGTTTACAAGCGCAACAAGCTCAACAGGCAGCACAAGGACGACTTGTTTCTGGTGGCGGTCTATTGCAAGCTCAACAGTTTGGACAGCAATATGCTACATCTAGCCTACAACAGCAACAAGCATTATTAGCTCAATTATCAGGTGCTACACAGGCTCCTGCATCAGGTGCTATTGCTCAAGGTAATTTATTAGCAGGTCAGATTGGTGGAACTTTAGGTGGGGCGCAAGCATTAGCATCAGGAACACAAAATGTGATAAATCCATTAGCTTCTTTGTATGCTCAATATAATCAACAATCACCAACTCCAGCATAAGGAATAATCATGGCAGGATTAGGCACAGAATTATTTTCACTTGCAACGTCTTTTGACCCTGCAGGTGCTATGCGTAAAGCTGATGTGGAATATCAGCAATATGGATTACAGCAACAAGCTATAGAACAAGCTAGAAAAGACCAAGCGGAAGAAGCACAACAAACAGGAATGCCTGGCAAACAAGATTTAGGAGCTATGGCAAAGAATATGCTTGGCCCACAATTTCAACTCAATACTCCTGATGGTAATTTGACTAGTGCTGGTTTAATTAATCAAACATTAACTACAGCTATGTCTGAAGGTAAAGATGCTAAAAAGGCAAAGCAACAAGCAAATTACTATCGTGCAATGGGTAAAGATGAAATTGCAAGTCAATATGACCAAGAAGCTCGTAGACTTCAAACTAGAGCACAACAGACAATACAAGATGCACAAAAACAAAAGAAAGAAGCCAAAGATGATTTTTTTTCTAGTTTATATGGTGCAAATAGTCAAGTAGATTATGACCGCCGTTTAAAAGATGCTCAAGAAAGAAGTGGTATTGCAGGCCCTCAAGATTTACCTCAAGTATGGACTCCTGATACAAAAGAATATTTCCTTTCAAAAATGTCTCCTGAAATGAGAACAAAGATTGAAAAAGAACAACGTGCTGAAGATGCCGCTAGACGACAAGAGCGTTCTGCTGAATTGCGTGACCAACATATGATTGCTCTATTGCGTGATAAAGCAGGAGCAGGTAAAGAAGAGCCTTCATCTAAACGTATGTTAAACGCATTAACACAAACGTCAGATGCGTTGAAAAATGTTGCTAATTTAGAAATTTCAACTACTGGCCCAATGTTCCAGCAAAAGCAATTTAACAGTTTATATACAGCACCATTATCTGCATTAAACCAAAAACTGTCTGATGAATCTTCACAAATGCTACAGACTCGTATGACAGGTGTTGCTCGTGGTTTAGCCGCACTTGAATCAGGTGGCGCAGCAACTGGATTGGTTGGATTGACTGATAGCATTGAAAAAGGTACATTTATTCCAGCAGGTGCAAGTTTAAATGTGACATTAGACAAGTTAGGTGAGATGCGTCGTATTGTAGAATCTTCCGCTAAAGTCATGTTAAATGACCCAAAAGTTTCGCCAGAACGTAAACAACTTGTTCAAGACGAACTAGACATAGTTCAAAAAGCCATTCCATTTACTCAAGCAGATGTTGATAGAGCACGTAAAGAAGCTAAAAAGAATCCTAAAATGAGCATTACCGATTTTGCTACTCAAAAATTTGGTGGCGATAAACAACAGTCTGTAACCGTTGGTGGACAAACTTATCAACGTTCTGCAAATATGTCTGACCAAGATTGGTCTGATTACAAAAAAGCTGTTGGAGCGCAATAATGAGTCCTGAAGAATGGTTAGCCTCACGTCAAAAGACTGAAGCACCACAAGAGGACAGAAGCACTTGGGGGAAAAGACCCGACGGTACAGAAAAAGGTGCTGGATACTTTGGCGTTTTGAAAAGACCTGATGGTGGAATATCCACAGAAATATCTATCGGTGTTGACATTGGCGGAAAAGAAATGGAGATACCAACTCTTGTTCCTACTCTGACTGAGGACGAAAAGAATTGGTTATTGACGCATGATGTAAAAGATAAACTCCCTAAATCTATTGAAGATAAAGCTGTAGCTCATGCCAAAAAAAGAATAGCTGAAGGTAAAAGTCCATTTGCCTCAAGGGAAGAAGAACCTAAAAAAGTAATGACCCCTGAAGAGTTTATGGCTTCTCGTAAATCAGCAGAACCTGCTAAAGAAGATAAATTTGCTGAATACAAGCAATTTATGAAGGGAGATGAGCAAGCACAAAAGATGCGAGCTTTTACCAAAGAATTAACCACTCGTGACCCATCTAAAGCAGGACAAGTAACTGGCGAACAAGCTCTTGAAAAGATTAAATCAGGAGCTATGACTGGTGCAGCTATTGGTGGTGGTGTAGGTATGTTTGGTGGGCCTGCTACTGCATTAGGTGGTGCCGCTATGGGTGGATTAGGTGGTGCTGTAGGCGGTGGATTAAGTGCATTAGCTCAAAACTTAGGCTATGGTGAAAAAACCCAACAACTAGCCGATATGATTGGTATGGGTATGGTTCCTGCACAAGCTGGTATCAAGATGATTGCAGAGAACAAACTTGCTCAATCAGCAGGAGATTTAGTTAGCAATCTTGCCAAGTCTATGATTCCTAAATACGGCACTATTCGTAAAATTGCTTCTGTGCTTCCTGAAGCTAAAATATCAGGTGCAGCAGCAGAGAAAGCCTTAGGAGAAAAAGCGATTACTGCAGGTGCTACTACCGAAGCTCGTGATGCCTTCAAAGCAGATTTAGAAGCAACACATGGAGAAGGTGCTACTGTTAATAAGCTCTATGAAGACGCTAAAACTGCTTATGACAATGCTCTTGTTGGTAAGACTAGAGAAGAGCTTGGTCAAGAGTTTGCTAAGATTACTAATGAATTGCCTGAAGCATCTCGTGCCGCATCTGCCAATAAGATTCAGAAGTTTTTTGTTGATGAAAAAGGTAATCTATTAAGTGGTAATGATGTTATCAATAACATTAAATCTGACGAATTCAAAGCATTAAGCAAGAAAGAACAAGAAGCTGTCCGCAAGGTTGTTAATGACTTTATTCCAGGTAAAGCAGAACAAGTAGCCCGTAACGCTGCAGAAAAAGAGTTTGTTGCAATTGCAAAAGATACTTTGCCAGAATTGTTTAAAAGCAACAACTATAAAATTATCAATCAACAAATGGGTAATTTTGCTAAAGATGAAACTGGTCAAAAAGTATTTAAACAAGAATTGGCTTACTATCTTAAAGGACGTAGAGTAGAAGAAGCCAAAACATTATGGGCAAATATTGCACCAAATGTTAAACAACTCATTATCAAAGACCCTGTACAATTCCAAAAAATTAGCGATGTAGTAAATAACGCTAAAACAGGTAAAGATATTTCACGTGCAGCAAACTTATTAATTAAGGCAGGTTATATTTCAAACGTCCCACAGGAGAATCAATAATGCCACTCAAATCAGGTAGTTCTAAAGAAACCATTTCTAAAAATATCAAGACTGAAATGAAAGCAGGTCGTCCGCAAAAGCAGGCAGTCGCAATAGCCTTACGCTCTGCTGGCGTTCCTAAGAAAAAAGCAAAAAAGAAAATGATGAAATAATGGCTAACATACTGCTTTTAGACCCTGCTGGTGCATTAGTTGACTTTGGTGTCCGTTGTCTTGCGGAAGGACATTCCGTTAAACAATGGATACGCCCTCATGGTCAGGAGCGTTCTAAGATTGGTCGTGGACTCATTGACCAAGTCCAAAACTGGCAGATTCATGCTAAAAATGCAGACCTCATTGTTTTGTCAGATAACGCCTTCCAAATGCGTGAATTAGAGAAATTCCATGAAGAAGGCTACCCTATTATTGGGACAAACCAATTAGGTGCCAAGATGGAGCTTGACCGTGATTATGGTCAGGAGATTATGAAAAAAGCAGGACTCTCTGTCATTCCATCCCATGAGTTCCATGACTATAACTCCGCAATTGACTTCGTAAAGGCTAATCCAAAACGCTATGTATCCAAACCTTCAGGAGATGCAGACAAAGCTCTATCATATGTATCTAAATCAGCTGCTGACATGGTATTCATGTTACAGAGATGGAAAGAAACGGGTAAACGAAGGGATTTCATTCTACAAGAGTTTGTTCCAGGTATCGAATTTGGAGTAGGCACTTGGGTCGGCCCCAATGGGTTTACTAAGAATATCCTAGAAGGATTTGAGCACAAGAAGCTCATGTCCGGTAACTATGGTTGTAATACTGGCGAACAAGGCACCGTCATTAAATATGTTAGTGAGTCCAAACTATTTGATGATACTTTAAAACGCTTTGAAGACTATTTGGTTTACATTGGTCATACAGGTTATGTAGACCTAGCCTTTATTATTGATGAAAAAGGTGAGCCACGTCCCCTAGAATGGACTATGCGTAAGGGATGGCCATTATTTAACATTCAACAAGCTCTACACAAGGGTTCTGTTGTCGATTGGATGTGTGATTTACTAGATGGTAAAGACACCCTAAAAGTTCGAAAAGACATTGCTACTGGTGTGGTTATTCCTATTGGGGATTACCCTAGGTCTAAGACTACTGGACGTGACCATTCAGGGTTCCCAATTTACGGATTACCAGATGAATTAACCACCGATTTTGCCTTATGCGAGGTAATGGTTGGAAATGCCCCACAGAACGACGAGAATGGCATTGTAGAGCGTCCAAGCATAGTGACGGCAGGGGACTATGTACTCGTGGCAAATGGGCTAGGAAAGACCGTTAAACAAGCCTGTGAGCGTGCCTATAAAAACGTAGATAAAATTGAGATTCCTGATTGTATTAATGTTCGTGATGACATTGGAGAAGCATTAGAACACCAATTGCCTGTTTTACATGGTTATGGATATGCCACCGAGTTTATCTATGACGAGGTAAAAGAATCTGAAGAATAATGGCATTTAAGAATTTACCTCCTCCACCAGCAGTTAACCAAGTACTTGATACTAGGCAGTGGAAGGATTGGTTTTACACCATTTTCCAAAATGTCAATACTAATAATGGTAATTTGGGTACAATGGCAACACAGAATGCTAATGATGTAGTCATTACTGGTGGCTCAATAGAGAACCTAAATCCACCATTAGCCATTATCTCTGGAGGAACTGGAGCTAATAATGCAACACAAGCAAGAATTAATTTAGGAATAGTAGGCGGTAATAGTGAATATCAAACTGCAACGGCTGGTCAAACTGTCTTTTATATAGTTTCGTTTACGTATACTGTTGGAAGCAAAACTTTGATGGTCTTTGTAAACGGCAGTAAACAAATAAATACAATTAACTATAACGAAACTAACTCAACTACTGTAACCTTTGTTAATGGTTTAAATGTTGGTGATTTGGTTGAATTTGTACTATAAATATCATGGCGATTAATTTAACAGATGACGAACTAGAAGAATTGGTTGAAAAAGTAACAGAACGTGTACTAAACAATATGTATACGTCTGTAGGCAAAAATGTCATACAGAAATTTACATGGCTAGTAGGTATATTGGTCATTTCTATTCTTACGTGGATGGCAGGTTCTGGCCACATCGACATTAAGTGAAAAAGTTTTTGACCGACCTTTTAACTCAAAACGATAACCAAACATGGTGTATTGCTAGGTTTGGTGTATTTCTTGGAATTATCACATTTGTTTGTCTAGGGTTTATCCATACCATTTATAACCATACGATTGATTTCACAGGATTTGGTATGGGATTAGGCGGTCTTTTGGGTGGTGCAGGAGTCTATGTTGGCTCACAAGCTGCAACCGATAAGGATACAAATGCCAACCCCTAATGTATATTTCAAAATTGCTTTGGTTGTTGTTATTCTTCTTGCCTTTTTTATTGGGGGGTATTATGTGGAGCATCTACGATTTGTTCAATATAAGGTCGAGGTTGAAGCTATGGCCAAAGAACAAGAACTTCACATCGCAGAAATCAAAAAGCAACAAGAAATAACTACAAAGGGAATACAAGATGAATATGATGCGAAGCTGTCTGCTGTTCGTAATTATTACAAGTCTACAAGCGTGTGGAACAACAGTTCCAGTAAAATGTCAGGAATTTCCACAGCCCCCAGCACGGCTGATGTTATCGCCTCCTACAACAAACTTGCTGAACAATGCTCTGAAACCACAGTCCAACTGATTGAGCTTCAGAAATGGATTAACGAGCAAGTAGGAATCAAATAGTCAAGACGGCACGAGGGTAATCCACAACCTAGTCATTTTCCGTCTTTCGGACTAGGGCATCAACGAATTGGCAGGCGAGGTGGTGTCCCCTCACTTGTGAGGCAAATTCCTCACCCAGCCATCTCTAAAGCACGGTTACGGACTTCTTGAACTCGTTTAGTCCAGCCTTCTCCAAACTTAGGAAATATCTTTAAAGTTCTCATAAACGCCAATCGTTTATCACAGAACTCATTAATCATTGTGAGAGGGTTAATCTGACTTATAGCAGCCACAGTGTTATTGCCGATAGCACCATCAGCAGGAACACCCACAATCTCTTGTATCCATTTGGATGCCATAGACACACCGCTATTGATGGCAGCATCAAAAAGGCAATAGTCAAGTCCCGAAGGAAGAGCATCTCCGTGTATCGCATCCCAATATCTCTTTTTATATAAAGGTTTTACATCATCAAGTGTAAGGTTTTTCATTACATCTACAGTAACAGGATGTCCTACATATTGTTCCCATGTTACTTTTGTGCAACCATATTTAGTAGCACCGCCTGGGTCGCCAATAGAATCTGAGAATCCCCCCTCAGAACGAATGACATAGTCAAAGGACTTATCCCAGTTTCTGTTCACGCAGTACCTTTCGGTTCATTTTTATAGCCTTCTATAGCCTGTTTCAGAATAGAGATGAACCCTTCCTGAATGATGAGTTTCATTAAATCAGCATCGCATTCTATTTTAATGTCGGCTGACCCATCTTCGTTCTCTACGAGTTCTGTAACAGTAAATTGCATAGTTATACGTTATGTAAACGCCCCCTAAAGTCTACAAGGTCTTGAGCTACTACTCGAATCATCTCAGGCTGTAATAACATTTTACGCTCAAAAGATAACATTACAAAGCCTGACATCCAATCTTTTGGGGCATCTTCAGTGTAGTTAAATTGCTGTCCATTAGGGTCAGCTAGTGTGCCTGTTTGGACTCCCCATCGTGTGCCATTGTAGTCTGTCACTCCGATGACATTTAGGGCATGGGTATGTCCAGTAATCATACTGACACCACTGTTTAATGCGTTATTACGCCCTCCTGTCCACCCACCCTTCCAACGGTGCTTGATACAGGTATCCTCATTAACCCAAAATGACCAACACGGTTGCCATAGTGGAAAATACTCTCGTAGGGTAGTTCCTGGCACTCCTTCGTAGGCGGGTAGATTATTGACAATATTGGCTGTAAACCTCATGTCATGGTTACCTAGTGGCCAGTAGAGCTTGGCACCCTTGGCTACTTTCTCTATCTGACCTAGATAATGCTGACAGGCTTCTAGTTCTTCTTTTACGGAAGGGAGCTTATCAAAATCCATGCGAGGATGACGGCTAATACCAGCACCGTCAAAAGCGTCACCATTGCATACAATTGCAGTAGGTTTAAATTCTTTAATAGCTTCAAGAAGTGCTCGATAAGCAGTCGTAGTAATGTCAGGCCAAAAATGGGCATCAGAAAAAACGATAACACGACCCTTTTCAATATCCAAGCCACGTCTAGTGTGTCCTTCTGTTTGAGAAATCTTCTTTTCAAAGCCTACCCTTTGGTCATTAAATGTAGGAAGTTCTATGCCAAGTCGTGTCTCAATAGACCTTCTACGGTTATACACAGCCCTGACATTCATTTTATGTGTTCTAGCAAATGTCTCAGGACTACCTATTCGTTTCCATTCTTTAATAAATTCGTCGTCTGATAAATAATAACCTGCCACCTTATTCACCTAATTTGTAAGTTTTGATTGGTTCGTGGCTCTTTAAGTCAACTTGACACGCCCACTTCACCGCTTCTTCTGCACTTAATCCCATCCTCATGCAGACTTCTGCAGCCATAGCACCAGAGCCTATAGCCATAAATGTTCTCACACGTTCCCATTCTAAGTCATCTCCACAAGAAAAAAGACCATCACTGGTCAATTTTAGGAAGGAAGAATCGGATTTGAGCTTCGGTTTAGTCTTTTGTTTCTTGTTAATATAGTCAACTACCTTTTCCCCATCAGACCAGTTTCCGGCTACTCCTATCCACCCACCATCAATTTTCAGTATCTTTTCTTCAAAATACTTTATGCCAGCGTCCTCATCAGAGAACTGGCTATCTGAAACTAATACTTTGTTAATCCAATCGCCAACAATCGTAGTCATAGTGTAGGGGAGACTGCAGACGGACGGACTGTGCCGTCAAAGGGGAAGTGGGGGATGAATGCCTGCAGTCTCATTGTTCAGTGTATCAGATTAATTATTCCGTGCGAATTCCCCGTGATATTTTGCACGAGCTTCTTGTGCCACAAGGTCAGCTAATTCAACATCCTCAAAATAACCGATATGTTTCTTTTTTTGGTTAATAAGTAGTTGTACACACCATTTATTTTTATCAGAATGCCAATGGACATTTTTGAAACCAGATGTATTTGTGACCGCTAATTTTTGGCTAGTAATGTTTTGTTGATGTGTTGCAGCCCTCAAATTACTTATATCATTATTTAAAGGATTGCCGTCCTTATGGTCTACACGAGGTGGCATATAGCCATGGTGCATCATAAAAATAACTCTATGGATTCCATATCTTTTTTTGTTTACAGTCGTATATTTATAACCATTTCCAGATAGGGTACCAGCAATATCACCAATCTTTGCACGATTACAATTTGATATTTTCCAATAAAGATTGCCGTCTTTATATTCAAATATTGAATGTAAATGCTCTTGGTTCAATTCCATTTAGAACTCCGTTTTCCAATGCGGACAAAATTTTGATACAGAGCAGTAATCCTCGCATCTCCGATAGGATTTAGGCCTGTGTTCTATATAATACCCCTTTTCTACTGATTCAGGCTTTATATCATATAGCTTTGTGGCACGTTTAGCTCCATTTTTCATAATTGCCCATTTTTCCTCAGTAGCCCACCTTTCTTCATCGGTGCATATACTAGGATTATCAGATTGATGCAATCTTACTCGTTCTTCAACATATTTCTCGGTTTCTTCTAATGTCCATACAGGAATGTCTAACCTAGCAGCAGGAGTGGGATAATCATGTGGATTTCGCTTTTGTTCGTTTTTTCTAAAATCTCTAAAAAACTGAATAATCTGTAGTTTATTTACAACAGTACCATTTTTGTGTAATAACCAACGCAGAACGTTTAATTGAGTTTCCCACTCTTTTTTTCCATCTTTTGCAAACACAGAGGTAACTTTGTAATCTGACAAAATATCGCCTTCAAGGACATCAAACTGGCCCCCTAATTTCCATCCTGATACCTCTGCATAGACTCGCTCTTCTACACGTGCTGTGCGCCCTTTATAAGCCATTTCTAAGAGGTGATGGACAGAGGTACCAAATAACGCCCAAACACGCTCTGAGACGTCCTCCTCTAGCTTATCCCAGTTATCCCTACTCAACTTGCGTATAAGAGGGGGTTGAATAAGCTGTGTAACCGTAATATCGCTACTACCAGGTGTGTAGCCAGTATTCATAACTGCATTGACTATTGGGTCAGGCAGATTAAATTTATTAGTTAGTTTCATTTCATCCCCAAAATGGTAGGGTACTCACGTTGCCGAATTCCGCTTTCCCCCGTAGCCCTTAGAATGGAACCGAGTCCGTATCTTCTTCCATCTGTGGCTCAGTATATGAGCTAGTTGGAATACCTGTTTCTTCTAATTCTTTGCTCATTAGAATCTTCTTTTGAACATAGCCAGTAAGACTTTCAAAGACGGCATGGTCAAAGTTCTGAATATCAAACTTCACGGCAGGGTTTACTAACTCAGGTAGTGTTGTCCCTTTAGGAACTGCCATAATCGAATTGATATTGGCATAGGTTTTACCATTGCGGTCACTGTGTCCAATCTGTAGCTGACATGGAGCACCTAAGACATTCTCAAGACTAAAGTTGGCTAGTTCTTTGTCTGTGAACTCTCGGTTACGCCAGGCTTCTAAGTCCTTTCGTAAGTTGGCTTTCGGCCCAATAGAAGCTGTGTATTCTTTTGAGATTGAGAATGGACGACCATCACTCATATTCTCGTCACAGATTTCCCATGTAATACGCACTTTAGGAACCACTTTAGCCTCGCCCTTCCACTCGACTGTCTGGTGTCCTAGGTCAATGATTTGATAGCACCGTGCAGTATGTACACCTGCTGATACTGGTTGAAAATCCATATTGTTATTTCCTGCGTTAACTGTCAGAGACATCGCCCAACTCCTTTTCTAATTTAACTATTAAACCTTGTATTTCATTAATTGAATTTGTTACTTGCATTAACTCCCATTCCAGCTTTTCCTTTTGGAAACGGTAATCTTTGAGCTTTGCCTCAAGATACTCTTGCTCTCTCATTACTGTCTCGTAAAACTCTTGCTGTGACATACTTCCTCCCTATTTCATTATCCAATCTAGATATTTCTGAAACATACTTGCTGCCATTGATAACTTCTCTAACTTCATCTTTGCTTCTTCTAACTTGCGGTCATTCATATCGTTATTGATTTCTCTAATTAGCCTATCAATTTCAATAATCATCTCTGCATGGTCTAACATATGACGCTTCCTCGTACCATTGGTTAATAATGTTTTTCAAATCATCTTCCGTCCGTCCACATTCCCTCATGCCATGCTCAGTAATCTCATGGATTTTGGATATGTTTACTTTTGGATTCGTGTCCCCTGTAATCAATAATACCATACTATTCTTAGCCAAATTCTTCAATAAAATCTCTTGGCCAAGGCTAATATTTTCCCCCTCTTTCTTCCATTCGCCAAATAGGAACTTACCCTTATGTTCATAGACCATGTCAATATTGGACGGTAGAACTTTAGGGTTTAGCCGTATGGCACCCCTCAAGAAAGTGAAGTCAATATGAGGGGCAAAACGGTTCCTCAATACTCCTAACATTTCTCTCCCCTTACTTTAGCTATCATTTCAATACCTCTGCTTTTTCAATTATTGAAGTATCATTTTTCCATTTAATAAAAATGTGTCTGCCCATACGCTCCGACCAAATTAACTCAACAACATTAGGCTTTGGTTCAGGCTTGATGCGGTATTCAAGTGATTCCATCCAACAAGGGGAAATATCTTCTTCCCATCTATTGGTATAGTTGCTCCAAAACTCAATTTTCGCTCCGTCAGCCCATGCTTTAATTAGTTCTGCGTGTTTATGTGGTTTCATTTCTCTCTCCTTACTTTAGCTATTATGTTCTGCCCAAATTGCAAACAAGACCATCAAAATTGCAATAACAATTAATATAAAATTAGTTGTATTCATCATTGAACCCTTACTTTAGCTTCTATTGCCCTAGCGAAACCTTTAAAACTGTTATACATATTGATTCCTTCAATATCTACAAACTTACCAGTTACAGTTTCTTCAATTTGATAACCACAATCTGTAATGATTGCTTCTATTTCCTCATCACTTAATGGCTTTACAAATTGACCTATGTTTTGATTAAGATTGTTGGCATCAATTATTTGTTTTAACTGCGCTATTTTGTCTGCTTTTTGTTTGTTTTGTGCTTCTAAAACAGCAATCCTGTCGCATTGAGCTAGGTTTCGCATTTCATATTTTCTAAGTCGTTCTTGGTCATCCATAAGCGTTGTAATGACTCCATTTTTATGATGGGTTATGTTCATAGTTTGCTCCCCTCTAAACGCTCTAACATTACTTCTATAGCAGATTCCCAACCTGCCTGGAACCCTTCCCAACTAGTAGGGTGGTTCTGTCCTTTAATCTGTGGCTGCCACTGCTCACACCACTCCTCATACGCTTCCTGCATCCGATTCTGACTCATCCCCAATCTCCTCTAAAAATTTCCTAAACCGCCCTAATAACCAATACACCTCTTGAATATCACCGGAACTACTTGCAAAGTATTCATTGCCGTCTTGGTCATACCCCATAATGGTTACCATTTGTAACCTTTGGGAACCTTTTAACACCTCTTCAACTGGAACCTCACCAAATGTTCCCTTGTCAGGAAAATCAATAATGTCCCCCATATCACCCTTTAATGTAGGTCAGTAGTCCCAACACGGTAT